TGATAAGGTAATTGAGAGAGCATTAACTTTCTATGAAAGTTTCAAGCCAATAAGTGCAGGCTTGCTGGAGGACACTAGGTTTGTAGTAAATAGACTGAGACAGGAACTTAGGAACATGAACTTTGACGAGAGAGATGACAAAGGTAAACCTGTTCATACTCTACAATCTATTACCTCAACCATCAAACAAATCCCTAGTCTGGCTAAAGACCTGGATGAGGCTGAGAGAGCACTAAGTAAAGACATCACTGCTGAAGCCAGGGCAAGAGGTTCACAAACTAAAGCATTACTTGAAGATGAAGATTAACGATATACTTGAGTGTTTCAATAAGGCTCTGGATGCCAATGGAAATCCTAAGGGAATACATTATGTTGCTCATAGTACTTGGGAAAGGAGGATAGGTGCTGTAAAATCAGCCTTCACTATCATTACTCTTTGTGACCCAAAAGAAGGAACTAAAGAAATAGTAAAGGCAGAATATACAACTAGGATTCCCAGTGGTCAGGAAGAGGCTTTAGTAGAAGAAACACAAAGAAGGGCTTTGGTAGAATTTATAAAAAGGTGGAATAATGATACAGGAGTTAAATGAAGATTTTCACATCCCAACTAATGAGTTCCAAACAGAAATAACCAAGGACTTCCTTATGTCAATGCCAGAAGAGGTAGCAGAGCAACTACTTGATTTTATCCAGAATGTAGAATACATAAGAAATCTCATCAGCCCAACAAGAAGAAGAGCCAAGGATATGCCTCATGATGAGCAAGGCAGGGTCATAGTTGACCTTGCCAATCCTCATATATTAGAGAATATGGATTATTTCAGACCAGCAGCTTTACATTTCAAAGAGCATGGTTGCTATACATTTCTAAGGCCAAATCCCAATCCTAATAGTGAATATAGGAAATGGATTGATGAGGAAAAAAGAAGATGTAGGGAAGGGTATGTAAGAGAATCTGATGGTGAATGGGTAACAGGCTACATGTATTGGTATATGAATTATTGCCCAATCATGCTTACCAAGATTGTTGAAGGTAAGAAAAAAGCAGACAGAGTTGAAGATTTCCCGGAGACATGGGAAGGTATTTACCTAAGATTCCATTACTTACATAATGCCAGAGAAGCAGGTAATCATGCTATAGAACTAGCTAGAAGAGGTTGTTCAAAATCATATACCTTAGCTTCAATGATGGCAAAGAATCTAATACTTGGAGAGAGTGTTGAAGTCCGTAAGAGGGTTACTACAATTCTTACTGCATACCAAAAAGAATATCTCGCTGATAAAGATGGTACCTTGTCAAAGTTTGAACCTATGATTAACTTTGTATCAGAAAACACAGAGTTTCCAAGATTAAGATTAAGAAGCTCATCCCAAGATATGTTTTGGCAAATGGGATATTTAGACAGTTATGGTAGAAAAAAGGGTTCTCTCAATAGTGTAATGGGGGTATCTTCAAAAGATGACAGTGGAAAGCTTAGAGGTAAGAGAGGTCATATCTACTTTGAGGAAATGGGTTCCTTCCCAAACCTATTGGAAATATTTGATGTGGTAAGGCAAGGCATGGAAGAGGGAGACTATACCTACGGGCTTTCCTTCCTGGTAGGTACTGCTGCTGAGAAAGAATCTAATTTTGAATCAGCAAAAACCTTACTATACAATCCAGCTGGCTATAACATCTACTCCATAAGGAATGTCTATGATAAACCTAAGCAGGGAAATCCTACCTTTGGCTACTTCTTTCCAGCTTATGTAAACAGAAAAGGATGTTATAACAAAGATGGAGTATCTGATGTGGTAAAAGCATTAGTGCAAATATTAAAAGCAAGATATAAAGCAAAATACAGTTCTGACCCTAATTCAGTATTGAGGATTATAGCTGAAATGCCTATAACACCAGCTGAAGCTATAATAAGAGTAAAAAATGCCTTCTTCCCAGTAACAGCCTTGACAGAAAGACTGCAACAACTTGACTTAGACGGGAAAGCATTTGATGATGTATATGTAGGGCAGTTAACATTAGATGGAAAAAATGGAAAAGAAGTAAGATTCACTCCTACTGATGATACTCCTATTAGAAAGTATGGAGTGGATAATACTACAAAGGGAGCCATAGAAATATATGAACTGCCTCAAAAAAACAGCAATAACAAAGTATATCCCAACAGATACATTATAGGGCATGACCCTGTAGATAATGACCAAGCTGAGTCATCTTCCCTTTCTTCTACTTTTGTGTTAGACCTTTACACAGACAGAATAGTAGCAGAATACACAGGAAGACAAGCTTTTGCCGATGACAATTTTGAGATAGTAAGACTATTATGCATATTTTATAATGCTAAGTGTTTGTATGAAAGTAATAAAAAAGGTATATTCGCTTACTTTCAAAAAATGCAATGTACTCACTTATTAGCAGATACTCCAGAATATCTAAGGGATAAACAAATGATTAAATATAGCTCTTTCGGCAGCAATGCAAAAGGTGTGAATGCCACAGCTGCTATTAACAATTATGCTAATGGACTTATAAGAGATTGGTTATTAAAACCAGTGTCTACTGTAATAATAGAAGATGGAGAAGAAAAAGAAGTCACTATTTCAAACCTGTACTTTATAAGAGGAAGGGCATTATTAGAGGAGCTTATTGCTTTTGACCCAGTAAGAAACTTTGACAGAATAAGAGCATTAGGTATGCTAATGTTATATAGAGAGGAAAAGGTAATTCTATATGGTTCAAGGTTAAATGCGGAAGACGCAGAAAAAGCGGATAAATCCTATTTAGGATATGATGATTATTTTGAAAGAAATTACAATATGTAGTAAATAGGTGTGCAAATATAAGTAAATTACTTTTATACTTGCACACTTTTAATTTTTTACTTATCTTTGCATAAAAATTAAGTAATATGAGTTTTGGAAATATAAACTTACCTCAACAACAATTACCAATGTCTAAAAAGACAAAGGCATGGAGAAAGCAACATTTGGATTGGGCTGATGCAAGAACGTTTTTTAACTATGCACCAGTCAGAAATTCCACTATCCATAAAAAGATAAACTATGACCTTTTTAATGGTAAATTGCATATACAGGACCTTGAGGCAGTAATTAATCCTGAACATCTAAAAGAGAAGACCACTCCGACAAATATACAACATTACCCTATTATAAATAGTAAATTACAAATACTTAGAGGAGAAGAGTCAAGCAGGATATTTGACTTTAAAGTTGTTGTAACTAACCCCAACTCAATATCAGAAATAGAGGACAATAAGAAAGCAGCTGTATTACAACAATTACAGCAACTAGTAGCAAATCAGTCACAAAGTGACGAAGAGTTTGAACAGAAGCTGGAAAAGATGTCAGACTATTTTACATATGAGTGGCAGGACATGAGGGAAATAAGAGCCAATAGCCTTCTTAATCATTATAAGAAGGAGTATAATATGCCTCTTATGTTCAACCAAGGATTTATGGATGCTGCTATTGTAGGAGAAGAGATTTATCAATGTGACATCAGAGGGGGAGAACCTATAATTGAAAGAATGAATCCTCTTAAAGTCCGGATATTTAAGTCAGGTAACAGTAATAAGATTGAGGATGCTGATATTATTATCATAGAAGATTATTGGTCTCCAGGACAGATTATTGATGCCTATTATGATGTTCTAAGTAAAAAAGATATTGCCTATATTGAATCAGCCCCGGATATTATACCTCAAGCAGATGAAATGGGACATAGGGACGAAAGAGCCGCATTTGTCAATCATCATATGATTGATGATGTAATAGCAGGAACAGATGAATATGGAATGGGTTTTTATTTTGACCCATTTGGTCTGTTCTCAGATGGTGCTGGAGATTTACTGCCTTTCGATACAAATGGTAATGTAAGGGTATTAAGAATGTATTGGAAGTCCAGAAGAAGGATAAAGAAGGTAAAGAGCTATGACCCTGAGACAGGCGAAGAGCAATTTGACTTTTATCCTGAAACTTATACCATTAATGAAAGTATGGGGGAGGAAGAGGAAATCTATTATATTAATGAAGCTTGGGAAGGAACCAAGATAGGCCAGGAGATATATGTTAATATGAGACCTAGAGTAATTCAATATAATAGACTGTCTAACCCAAGCAGATGCCATTTTGGTATTATAGGCTCTATATATAACCTGAATGAGAGCAAGCCTTATAGTCTGGTAGACATGATGAAGCCTTACAATTATTTGTATGATGTGATACATGACAGACTCAATAAAATGATAGCTAAGAACTGGGGTAAAATTATAACGCTTGACCTTGCTAAAGTCCCAAAAGATTGGAAAATAGACAAGTGGCTGTACTTTGCCAGGAAAAACAATATAGCTGTAATAGATTCTTTTAAAGAGGGAAATATAGGAGCCTCAACAGGTAAACTGGCAGGTGCGTTGAATAATGCCTCTTCAGGAGTAATTGATGCGGAGCTTGGCAATAGTATACAGATGTATATTAATCTACTTGAGTTTATAAAGCTGGAAATGTCTGAGGTAGTAGGTATTACCAGACAAAGAGAAGGGCAGATAAGTAACAGGGAAACTGTAGGAGGTGTAGAAAGGGCTACATTACAGTCTTCTCATATAACTGAGTGGATATTCACTATTCATGATGATGTGAAAAAGAGGGCTTTGGAATGCTTCTTGGAAACTGCTAAAATAGCTTTGAAGGGAAGAAGCATGAAATTCCCTTATTTATTGTCAGATGGTTCTCAAAGAATAATTGATATTGATGGGGATGAATTTGCAGAAGCTGACTATGGGTTAGTAGTGGATAACAGTAATGGAGTTC